TTAAAGTCGCAGTGTTAGCGTCAAGTCGCTTCCCGGATTGGTTGTCCCTACGCCCGTTACATCGATACTCAGCTGGTCTCCAGAGCGGAGCGGTGGCAATCCAAATCCGCTCACCACCTGCGAGGCATTCGCTCCTGCGTTGAACTGCAAAGTTGCATATGCCGTGCCGTTCTGGTTGATCTGCAGCGTAACCGGCGCTCCCGTCGGAGGATTGATCAGCGTTCCTGAAATGTCTCGAACGGAAACATCGCTGTCCACCGTGACGAGGGGCGCGGCTCCCGTTTGAATTGCCAGGTAGCCTGTGATCTGAAAAGAAAATTGCCCTCCGGCGAAGGTTCTCAACCCCGAGTCAGTCGTCGTCGTGTAGGGGTTCTGCCGTACGGGTCCCACACCGAGCGCGTTGGTCATGTATAGCTCAGCCGCAGCCAGCCGCACACAGGGTAGATTGACCGAGTAAGACCATTCGCCGCCCGCCGGCGTGCCGAAGAAGTTTCGGATAAACGGAACAATGACGACTTTACTCGTTAGTGGATATATGGCCGCTGTCGCGGGATGGGCTGCCGGCGTTGTCGAAAACGCGCCGCGCGTAATCGTCAGCGATCCATCGAGGTTCGTTGCGGTCGCCTCGATAATCTCTTGTTCTATCTGCAAAAACGTATTTGCTCCAGCTCCCGATGTTGAGGTCATTGACAGACCGGCTGATGTGAGAGCCACGGTAAGGCTCCCAACTGTCCCCCCGTTAATTTCATCGGAGTAATGGAAAGTGTAGGTGCCTGCTGTAATGCTTCGCGTGTTGACAAGGCTGGCAAATCCGAAAGCGTTGAGTAATAATACGCCGCGGCCAGGCGCACTGATGCCAAACAGTGGCTGAGGCGGAATGGAGGCATCTGCATTCAGTCCACCGGATTGTCCCAGTACCCAGCGTGTTACAGGCGAGAGAGCATAAAGCGCTTCGTTGCCGGAAGCATCTGCGGCACGGGCTGAAATTTCGAGTCCATTGCCGATTCGTTCAGGAACATCGAAGTCAATCGGACTCGAAGGCCCGCTCGCACCCGTTCGCCATGAACTCTCGGCGATAACGAAAAAACTGGTTGCATCGGGTTCGGTGGTCCAGGCGCTATCTAATGTCAGCAAAGTTGCGGAATTGCCTGTGATGGTTCTTTCCTGCGCTGCACCCGTTCCCCGCGTGATCCGTACGACACATGACGAATAGAGATTGGCCGTAAGTTGCAGGATGCTGTTGCCTATGGTTGTTAGCGAATAGATTCCCGCGGCAGCTTCTGGCAGCAACTCCCAACGCCAGTAAAGATCTACGTGATCGAACTGCGGGTCCGGTGGCAATATCGCCTGTGGAGCAAACCCGGTATCGAGAAAAGATGTAGCCGACGTTTGCTGAGAAGCTATCAGGAACAGCAGACCGGCGCTCGTACCTCGGTAGACATTGAAACTGGCAGCTCCCGACGGTAGACCGATGCCATCCAGTACCACCGAGTTGGTGTTGGCTCCAGCGGGCACGTTAGCCTGGGCAGTGAACGAAGGCGCGCTCGCTCCTCCCTCACTATCAATGGTGCTTACAGCGTAAAAGTACACCGAGCCACCCAGCAGGGTTCCGCCATCAGGACTGATTACCGGCTCGAGGCCGAGGAGCGGCGCGGGCAACGTTCCCGTCTGACCGGAAGGAGCGGTGAAACTAACCGTGAGATCCACATCGGCTGAACCATCGCTGCCGACTACTTCCGTTTCTATGACTCCCAGTTGCAGGTTGCCATTTGTATCGACTACCGTACCGATCACGGGGGCGGGAAGTCCGAAACCCTGCGCGCCAAGAATCCCCAGTCCACCGCTCACGCTTGTGATCGTGTCGGAATACCACGCGTCGTCATGAAGCTGCGCGCTGATTACGACACTGCGAAAGCCAGCGCCTGGAGTAACTTTCGTAACTCGAAAAGGTGCGCGCACGAGATTCTCTTTGGCGTAGGTTACTGTGACCAGGTCACCCGGTAATATTCCCAAAGCCTTAACGCTGGTCTCAAACTGGATGAACAGGTTCCCCTCGATGGCCTTATTGAGGCCAAGCAGCAGCATGCGCCCCGCCTGATTGAATGTCGAGATCCCCACGGCGTCCCAAACCACGGCAACTTCCTGTCCACACAAATCAACGTCAGATTCGTCAGAAAGCGAAAGGCTGTCCTGCTGAAACTGGTTAAAGCTATCCTGGAATTCGACGGACAATCGATTAGGCGTGTCCTGGGCGCCCCGAGCCGTGAGCTTGACGCTGGCGCTTCCGTCAGAGTTGCGTGCGATGGAAGTCTCGTCAAATTCATAAACAGGCCAGCCGCCGTTGTATGCTGCGGTCGAGTTGCTGCCGGAAGGTTGGGTTGGTTGTTGTAAGGCGAAGGTATTCTCAACGCGCGCTTCCAACTGCCCGGCTGCATTCAGAACAACGTAAATCCGCGTCCCGTTCCGTATTGAGCGCACCAGATCACCCGCACTCCGTCCGTAATTCATTGCGAAGTTACATTGAAACCGAGGGATCTGCACCTCTCCTCCCACCGGGTCATCCACTGAGAGCAGTTCGTCCGCATACGCCGCCGTATTGGCGAAGCTGGGCAGGTCAATCTCCGGCAGCGTATATCCGCTGCGCATAAGTGTGTCGAGAACAATCCAGGCGGGGTTACTCGAGAAACTGGCGCCAAGCGAGTTCCCATTCGCGTCGTATTGAGGTAAAACCAGGCCCTGCACAAGCACCTGCACCACCGGGATGCTGGTACCGTTGTTGATGCTGTTCGGCACCACTACCGAGAGATAGGCCAAACTCCCGTAGGGGTCGCCCTGCGCAGTTCCGTGTCCGTCGGTGAAATTGCCATCCTGTTGACCGTTCCGCGAACCGTTATTCACGATGTTGTACCAGCCAGTGGAAGTCATGTTAACGCCATTGACGCCCTGGGGGATTTCAATGTCATTCACCAACACACTGAGAACTCCCTGAATCGTATTCAGGCTCAACAGCGTTTCCATTCGTGTCAGGTTGCCGTCATTCCTTGAGAACACCACGTCTGGTTGTGTCCACTGCGTGCCATATACCAGCGGGACTACGTTGTTATACGCCGCCGTATTGTCCTGCACGGCTGAAAGCTGAGAAGTCTTTTGGCCGGCGCCGCGTACAAGAATGGTAGGCGGAACATATTCGAGCCCCCCAAAGCGCGCCGTCTGACGTCCGTTGCTGTCGATCGTGAACATTCCTCGGGTAACACAGTCAGACCGGGAATAGGAGCAGGTTGTGAACGGTGCGCTCCCATCCAGATTGCCTGTTCCGTTAGTCTGATCCGCCGAGTATCCACAAGCATAGAACCGCGAATACGGCCCGCGCAGCGCTCCGCCATCCACAGCCTCGAGGCGCTGCGCCGCTGTCGTGGGGAACCGCCAGGGACACATCCTCTGTATGGTTACGTTAGGAATTACCGTACGCTGCATAGACATCCGGTTCATCGCGCTGAGACGAAATGAATTTTCCGTAACCAGCTCTGGGGGATTGAGCAAGCCTCGGAACACAACTACCGAATCGGTTGTGGAGGTGTTCTGAATCAGGTCAAAGAACACCACCTGCACCATTAGCAGCGCCCCTTTGAAGCCAGTCTGCTGCTCGATCTCGGATAGCTCGGAATCGGCATTCGCCAGTTCAAAGGTCAGCTGAGGCACTCCGCCTACCTGGGTGTCGGACGCCAACTGTGCTTCGAACAGATTGTGACGGATCACGCGTCCCGAATACTGATTACCGTTCCATCCGATGCTCCGGCTGCTCCATCGATGAATCGAACCGTCAGCCGTCGTGCAATCGAACATCAAAAGCGGGGTGTCGGAAAGGAGTTGCCCCTTCGCTGTCAGAATGCTTTGCATAGCTCCTTCTTTCGACCGGGATCTTCAGATCCGGATCTTCATACTCGTGAAATCAACTGAATGTCGCAGGCGGATAACCCCGGTGCCGTGTCCGTAAGCGTCAGTTGATCGCCGGCGAAATAGGTCTCTTCGTAAATGCCGCTCGCTGCCCCAGTCGCTTTATATTTCGACGGATAGGGCTGTGCTTCCACTTGCAAGCCCCACACATCAACCGTTTGCCCGGGAGGTACTTCAAGGGAGAAGGTGGATGCTTCGGCACCGGATGTCCCGCTGCCGCTGACATACACTCGAGTCCAGACGGAAGTTACTGCTGCGATGATTTGTGCGCTATCGCGCGCAAGGGTGACCGCAGTGGCGCTGTCGCCGCGAAGCCAGACGCTGAAACACGTAACGACAGACCCGGCAAGGCTCAGGGATTGCGACAACGACTGATTGCCACCCTCTCCGTTCGCGATCGATGACGCCCGTTGTGTTCCCAGCGGGTCGTTTACTCCTGGGCTCACTGTGAGCACTCCGCACTGCCAGCCCGGCTGCGCAAGACTCTCGCTCCATCCGAGAAGATTTGCCAGTGGATCGAGAAATGTGAACGGCGCGAACTGGCCCTGCGAAGTCTGAAACAGGGAATTCAAATTCGCCGCTTCCTGATTGGTGAGTTCCTGATAAGACAGACGCCATTGGATTAGGCCGCCGCTCGTGTCTGGCAGCGAAATCTGTTCACCGCTTTCCATAACGTTCACGATGCTCCGCCACTGTCGTCCCCGACTTACCGGAAACTGAGCGATCGAGCCACTGCCGATCTGCGGAAACCAATTCATAACGTCTCCTCGATCACTAGCGATGTCTCGCCGTCCAGCTCACCCTTCAATCCCGCGGCGAGCGATCCGCCTGAGATGATGCAGTTCGCGACACTCGCCCCGCTGGCGGGATCCGTGAATGTGAACGTAGCGGTTCCCTGCGCTTCGCCAAATTGGATCACCGCTGACAACTCCTGTTCATCGAGCGCGGTCAGGTTCACCGCCCAACTCCGCAATGCGTTCCCAAAGAGTCGATACCGCTGACTGCTGCCATCGAGGAACCGGACCGACTGCGTCTGGAACCGGGCATTTCTCGCCAACGGATATTGCGCTACCGCTCCTGTTTTCAGTACCGGAAAATTAGCCATCTTGTCTCTCTCAGAGACTCGCGACCACGTCATTGATGGGGTGCAGGTTAAGCATTGCCGCACGCACGGCGTTGGCAATATCGCTGCTGCGGTCCATGAACGACTGGCTGTCCATCGCGTTGACCTGTACTGTGATCTGGGGCGCTGCATTCGTCTGGTTGCTCCCCGATTGGGATGACGCCGAACTTGATCCCGCAGTTGTTCCCGAAGCAGGCGACGGAGTCGCACTCTGCAGTGTCGCGTTAATGGCCACGGGCGGTGGCGGAGTATACATCGGCAGGGCCGCGGGGGTTGAACTTCCGCCGAACAGACTGGCGATTCCCGAGATCAGCGGCGATAGAAGCCCCAATGAACCGCCGAGCAAACTCGAAGCCACGCTTCCCACTGTGCTGCCCGCCGAGTGCGATCCCTGCGCCGAAGTGTTCCCCTGAACCGCCTCCGTATTCGCGGTAATCAAAGATGCCTGCTGCTGATACGCCGACTGCAACTGCGCGATCTGCTGCCCCGCCTGCGATAAGGCCGTTCCCAGATCTCCGTCCGCACTACTTGCACCCGCGGAAATCGTAGGTGGCGAAGGTATACCCTGCCACCCTTTCGGCTGAATAGCCTGAAACGTCTCTTCAATGTTGTTGCGCGACATCTTGTTCCTCTCGATCCATTTCGTTCTGCAAAATCAGAAACGCGTCGACGGTGCGTGCCTCTGTCTCGGAAACGCTGCTGATTCCGAGCCGCCGCCGCACCAGAAAATCCTCTACCAGACCAAGGCTGGCTCCAGTGACAGATGACCTGGGACATTCTTCGGCCGACGCGTTCTTACGTGCCCATACGACGCGCAGCGGCCCCCGCTGATCCTCAGCAATAAACCCGCACCTTCGCTTCACTTCCAGACCGTGTTTTCTGCAACTCTCGCAATCCCATCCGGCCCGGTTCGAAAACTGGAAATGGAACGCGAGTATTAGTTTTTTCTTTCGGTCTCGCTCAGACCGCACTCTGTCTTAACCGCCGCCAGTACTTCGAAGAACAAGTCTTCCGGGCCACGGTCGATCAGCGAACGCGTCGTCGCTGGCTCCCCGTCAATTTCGAGACCACTGACGGTTTCGAGGCCCCATTCGACGTAGAGCCGGTCAATCTCCGCTCCGAGAAGGCTGGCTTCCATCTTGTTGCCGGCATCCTTGCCTGCCTCGAAGAATTCGAGCCGAGTCGCCAGATCGCGTACCAGGCGCATTAACTCGATGCGGCGGCCAAATGTCATTCGCCCGATAACAAACTCAACTCCGGGATTGCTCACCGAACGCAGCGAACGACGGCTGATTAATGTCACCACCGAGGTTTCGCTCATCCGAACGCCACCACCATCTCGTTGTCTCCCGTGCCCTGGGCTCGGGTGTTGCTGAATTTCCATTTCAAGCGCGTGTCTGAATCGTCGAACTCGGGTACTTCCGGCACTACCCCTTGCAGATACACACCCACCAGTTGTCCATTGGTCTGGCCCATCTGGAACATCATGCTGATCGGGGTCTGCTGTCGCGCAGCCTGATAGAGCGCCGCTGTCGCGGTATCGCTCTGCCCATATAACTCCAGCGTCAACGTCACCTGTCGCGGAGATCCGGGTGCGATGTCCTGAGGCAGGATTGACCCGTACTCATTCAGTCGAAGATTCAGGTTATTCGCGAGTTGTATCGTCGCGTTTGAAACCGTGAAAAACTGAGTCGGTACAGCGCCTATCCATACTTCTCCCAGATTGCCGGGAATCGGTGAGTAACTAAAGCCGGTCTGCGCCGGTTCGACTGGAAAAACGGTTGCACCGCCTTGCCCCGTAACAAACGAGGCACTGTCCAGTAAATCCTGCGCCGAACCTTTGAATTGGAACTGATGAAAATCGCCGTTCAGCGAGATAGTCATCTGGTCCACTGCGGCTCCCGATACCACTCTTTGGACGGAACTCGAAGGATCCCAGTAATCGAAAACGGAGACGCTCGGCAGTTCCGATGCCAGAGTATATGTGGCTGTCGCGCCAATCGGGGTGCCTCCCACTGGCGCCGCGGAAAGAGCCGCATTCAGTGTTACGGCCTGGCTGTTGGGCACCGCCGTCACAAACCTCATCTCTCCGCCGCATGCTATAGCCTGACCAACGATGAGGCCGTGCGCCGCCGTGAATTCTAACTGAGTCGTCGAACTTCCGCCAGTCGCGCTGCCTCCGACGGAGAGAGCTCCCGCGCCGCCCATGGCTGCCGATACCAGCGGTCCATGAGTAGGAAGTTGGGCCGTATTCGGCCAGTCCCGCATGTACGACGTCAAGTCAAAACTGGTCTGCCGCCGCATGCCGACCGGATTACCGGGGAACGTCCTGCTGCCCGTCTTGTCTTTGCGCTGACTTTTGGCTCGCTGCTGCTGCGCCCCCAGTTTTACCGCGGGTATGCGGTTGGCGGCGGTGATCGCCGGCACCTGGCCATACGTGCCTTCGAGCGCGCAGTACCACCGATTTGCAAATGATGAAGTGTATGCCATAGCTATTTACTTATCTCCACGTAAAACCCAACTCTTGCGCGTTGCAGGAAGTTTTTTCCGCCCCGTATAACTGGTTCGTAACTGACGTCATAACCGCCCGAGTAGAAAGTCCCATTTCCCCAGTCGCCCCGTGAATCGTCGAGCAGCGCGCATACCGCATCGACATATACCTGCGCATTCTGTTCGAGGGAATCGATCTGGTCCTGCGAGTGCCTCACTTCAATCACGAAGCTTCCCGTGCCCGAGAACCCGCGATACTTTTCTTTCAACTGATTGGAAAGCTTATTGCAGTAAATCAGCAAAGCGGGATAAACAATCTGTCCCGATTTGTCACTCAATTCCGGACTGATGTTCTGCGCTACAATCGTCCGGATACCCAGTGTCTGCAGCGTTGAATCCGCATCCTGAATTGCGCTGACTCGTGCGTTAATGCCGCTGCTCTCGGCGCTAAGTTTTGTCACCAGTGCATCCGCTACCAGCCCCGTAATTCCCGCCATATTGATTCATCCCCTCAATGACAGCCGTACCATCGGCCGCCTGAATTCCGGTGTTTGCCCGCGTCCCGCTAATACGCCTCCGATGCCGGTCCCTGGTACATAAATGAAAGTGGTTCCGGGTGCGAGCGCGGTCGTGTTTTGCAGCAGCAACTCTGCCAGCGTGCTTCCGGCATAGACGTTGAATCCCACCGCATTCGGCGGCGGCGCGACCGCTGATACCGTCACCAGATTGCCCTCGGCCACCGTGAGTGCCGATGCCTCCGACGCCGCACCGTTCTGTCCCGCCACATTCACCCACGCCACACTTATATAAGTCGTGCCGCCGCTTCCCTCGCCCGCGAAACTTCCCAGCACAGCCGGCAGAGCCTGATGAATCGGGTCGTTCACCATGGGAAGTCCGAGCCCGATAAATGCCTCCCGCGCGTCGCTCGAACACTTGTTGTACTCCTGCCACTTAGCCTGATAGCGATCCACCAGCTGGCTGAAATACGCGTCCCGATAAACCAGCGCCAGCGCGTGCATCGTCTCCCAGCGTTTCAGCTCCGGCGTCACTACGATTTGCTCGAGGTGCAGTGCCGGCGTCCATGGCGTCAGCATCCCCGGCTTCGTCTTGTTCAGCCAAAGCAGCAGGTCGGTCGCGATCTCCCCCTGCGCGAGGCGGATCTTCGTGGTTGCATTAATACCGGCATTCAGCGCGACAGCCAGCAGTCCCGAATCCTGATCGGTCAGGTCATCGATGGTGCAGGCATTCCCATCCACGAACAAAGCCATAAGTCAGGCCCTGTCCTTTTGTTCCCGGTCGCCCTTTGGCTCGGCGCTCTTTGTAACGAGCTCCTGTGGCTCAACGTCACGCGGCTGGATCACCATTACCTGTATCCGGCGCGCCGCTTCTTCGCGATCATGTTTGTCTTTGCCGGCCCGGTGCGATTTCTGAAAAGCTTCCGTCTCCTCCGCCGTTGCGATTCGTGCGCGCCCTTCCGTCATCAGCCGCGCTGCATTGGCACGCGACGCCTGGGTCATCACCCCGGCTTTTCCACCCTCAGCTGTCGCCAAGCTCACCACGACAAAGTGGTCTCCGTTGAGGCCCGTCTCTGCATCGCGAATTGCTTTGTAATAAGCTCTTAAATCCATGTCTTTGTCTCCTGAACAAGTCATTGCCAAAATCTGAATCATCACGAAAAGCGGCGGAGGACTCGCCTGTGAGTCCGTCCTCCGCCTCTTGCTGTCTTAGCTGTTCACCTGAACCGCGAAGCCGTTCCGCAAAACGGCACAACCGTAGAGCACGTCAACCGTGAACTGCTGTGACAGCGTGTTCGGCTGATAGCTCATCGTGACCCGCATCCCGAAATTGCCCAGTTCGGCATATTCGGCAATCGCTCCCGTTCCCGGCAGCGGCTGCGGCAGCCGGCGAACCACCAGACCGATTGCGTCCTTACAGAACGCAAGGTTATGTGTGTTCACCGGAGACGTTCCCGTGGCCTGCACGAATTGCGAGCGAAACACGTAGAAGTCTTTGATCTTCCCGAAAGTGCCGTCCACCAGTGCGCGAAGACCAGCCTGCCCGGCATTTTGATACTCGCTGAATCGCGGAATCTGCCGCATCTGCGAATATGTGTTGCTGTCGACCACCAGATACTTCGGCGAATTCGACGGAACTTTGGCCTGGAAAAGCGCCGTCTCCGCCGCATCGATCACCGCTTCCGTTACCGCCGTGCCCGCTATTCCAAGCGGCGCATTGGCAGTGAATCCGGCATACAGGTTCATCAGATCGCTTTCGATCTTTTGCGCGATCGCTACCACCGCGGGCTGCATGTAAACCTTCAGAAGATCCGGTACCGCAAGGACTCTCGTCACATCCGGAATCTGGAATGTCGCTTCGGCGTGCGTGTTCAGCACGATCTGCGCGTTACCGAGGCTCGGGTTCTGTGTTTGAACCGTTCCCCCCTCGGCGATGTTGTTGGCCACAAGCTGCGGTGCGATAGGCACATTTACCGTATCCCCCGCCTGCGCCAAAGTAGGCTCATAATCGCGGTTCACCAGATTCCCCATAATGAGGTTTCCGATGAGGGCCGGCAGCGCGTCTGCCGCTACCAGTTTCACGATTGCGTTTGCCACATTTGCTGATGTAATTGCTGGCATTGTTCTCCTTTTTTATTTGCGCCCCAAACAAAAAACGGAGACACTGCCCACACAGCTAAGCCGTGTAAACAGGTCTCCGCCTTTTGCCGAGTCAGGGTTTATCGCCCCGGGGCAATACTCACCGCAGCGTTTGCGACGCTACCCGCAGAATTTCCAGACGCACACGATCGAGTTCTTCTTTACTCATTGACGGGCTGATCTGATCTATGTCAATCGCTCCGACTGTTTGTGGCCCTGTCTTCTGCGTTCCCGTCATTCCTGTACCTCCGGCGATTCGCGCCGGCAGGAACTCCGGATTATCCTGGACGAACTTCGCCAGAAAATCTCCCAACGGCTCTTCGCCGCTCTCGCCGCGTGCCACCAGACGGCCATCGTCGTTTCGCACGACTCCGTCCTGCACTGCCTTATAAGCGATGTCGATCTTGGTAACTCCGAGCTTCTGCAGTTCGGCGCGGATGTTACTGCCGCGCTGTGCTTCATCGGCCATGGCCCGGCTGCGTTTGTTTTCTTCCACCAGCTCGTTCAGTCGCTTTTCCAGCTGTTCCCGCCGCCTGCGTTCTTCCGCAAGCTCCGTCTTGTAAGCAGGTTCGCGCCGCACTACATCCTGGCGCATATACTCATCCACCGCCTGCTGAACGATAGTTTGTACGTTAAATGGCTCTTCCATAGACTCCTTTCGCCCGTCTCAAAAAACTCGTGCTGCCCTTCAGCCCGCATCGATCTCAGCCGCGATTTGGTTTTTCACATCCTGCCGCGCATCGCTCAGATACTTCAATGCGATCCGTTTGTAAATCTGTTTCTTGAGCGTCGGAGAATCGATCTGCATGTTCAGCAAGCTCTGCGCATCGCTGGCCTCGCTGCTGAAGTCGGTGATATCGAATTCGTCGAGACCTGTCGCATCCACCGTCAGCCCATCCTGCCGCGCCGCCGCAATCGTATTCAGGACATGTCCGATCCCAGCCTTCATCGTGTCCCCGTATGACCGCAGTATTTCCTGCGTCACGCTGAAATCCCACTGCCGGCTCAGCGCTGATTGCTGTGACGACGTGCCGTCCCCGGCCTGCTGCATCAGATAGCTGACCCGGTAAATTTCGTCTTTCAACCGGCTCAGATTATCCGCCGCCAGTTGGAACACATTCCCCGTCGGCTCTGCCCATCCGAAGCGATCTTCCGGTGCCAGTTGTATGTAGTAACTGTCTCCCGTGATCTGGCTCCATTCTTTATCCGAATAAATCACCGGCATGGCGAACAGCCCCATAGTCAGCGCCCACGCCAGCGCATTTGACTTATTGAAGTGCTCAAGTTGCAACAGCCCGATCTTATTAGTCAGCCAGAGCCCTTCACTGACTCGAAGTTCGAATACCGGAACCCGCCTGATTCCTGCAAATCCGTGGGCGCCCGTCTCGATCAGCTCGATGGCCTTCTGCTCCCCACCGCTTTGTTCATAAATCTCGAACTTCTCGCGGTCGTAATAAATCCAGCGGGTTTCCCGCTTCCATCCGAACGTTTTGACACTGTCCTGCTTCAGCCATGACGTCCGGATCACCACCCATTCCATTTCGCCGCGAGCGTCAAAACTCCAGTTGATAACTTCATCCGCGGAATACCCTACCAGGTAAGCCCGGCTTTGACCCGATTCGTCTTCCTGCGCTCTTGTCAGTGCCCGCTCCGGCGCGCGTGGAAAATCCACCACGACAAACGATTTTCCGCACACCAGCGCTTCCGTCATCTGTTGCTTGAAGAATTGCGTCAGGCTGGTTCCGCGCAGATCGCAGTTATCCACAAACGTGGCATAGAAGTCTTTGGCGCGATTGTCCGGTCCGACAAAGTCAAGCACCGGTTCACGCCTGACCAGCGTCGCCATATACCAGTCCACAATCGAACCCAGATAATTCTCATAGAACACCCGGCTCAGGCGCTCCTGATACACCTCCATCGGTTCTTTCTGACGCCGTACCAGATACTCGGCGGCCTTCTCCCGAAACTGCTCGCCTCCCGCATACAGATCGCGATAGCGTCGCCACATGCGCGCTTTCGACGAGTAGTCCGGGTGCTCCTGTTCAATGTGATGAGTCGTCAAAACAATCTCTCCCCGCGTTCCCCAATCGGCTTTTGCTTCTGCTCCTGCCAGATCAGATAGCCCAGTGCGTCGGATAAGTGCGTCCGTCGCCGGTCTTTGTTCTTGTCTATCTGCGTCGAATCTTCTTCGTACGCCACCTGCTCGAAGTCCGCCATCAATTCCTTGCATCGCGGGTCGATATACAGCGAGGTCTCACCTCGTGTATTTCGCAGCTTCGAGTTGATCAGCGACACCCGGTCCCGGACCGCGGGATTCGAGCGCGGTACCCGGTAAGTGGTCTTCACGCATCGTTCCGCGAAGAACTGCCGGATAATCTGGTAATCCGAATAACCTGTCGTGTGCATCGCCGCCCCGGAGGCATCCCCATACACCACTACGCCCTCCCGCGGCATGCCGTATCTCTTCTCGAATTCTTCGCATGCTTGCTCCGTTGTCGCTCGTTTCAATACAATCTCGTCCAGCACCTGTATCTCGCCGTTCTTTGCGATCTGCGCCACTACCGAACTCATGGGGTCCACATTGAAATCGAGAGCCCAGTAAACCGGTTTGTCCGGATCCACCGCGCTCGTCCGTAAATTCAAGTCCCGTGTGAAGGCGTGATAAACCAGACCGCCCTTCGAATTCAGGTAATCGCCCAGCACTTCCTGCCGGTAGAAGTTCTCGTCGTAACTCGTTCGCAGCCGTTCATAAAAGTCCGGCACCTGATCCAGCAGGTAACTGTTCTCGAACGGCCGTGCCTGGACCACTTCGTAACCCGGTGTCGCGTCCTGTAAAAAACGCCGGTACACCCAATCGAATCCCTTCGGCGTCCACACCGCGAATCCGCAATGCCTCGAAGCCTTCGGATCTCGCAGGCGCCCTTCCAGCCGCAGCCAGACCTCTTCGTGCGTATACGTCAACTCGTCCAGCCCAAACCATGCGAGGTTAGTGCCGCGCAAACGCTCGAATTCGTCAACCGACCGCAGCAGGATCCGCGCCCCGCCTTCCTTCATCGTGATCACGTTGTCCGATCGGCTCAGATCGAACGGCACTTCGTTCTCATTCAGCGTTTCCACCAGAGCCGTCAGCGTTGAATCCCGTAACATCGGATAAGTCGGCGCGCCGATCAATCCCGTTCTCCCCGGATTGCTGTAACACAT